TTGTACTTTTTTTCTATCGCGACGATCATCAAGCTTATCACCAGCCCACTTTGTGGAACCGGCGACTGCTTTACCTGCTCCTCTAGCAACTGCACCTACTCCTTTTAACGCACCACCAACAACAGCACCAGTTCCTCTAATGGCGGCTCCCGCTATTTCGCTTACATTTTTTTCCGACTCTGCAGTCTTCTCAGCAACTACCTTTGTCGTAGCTTGCACAAAGGCTTCATTAATAGAGTTTAAATCTCTGCTGTTCATGTAAATATTTATAGTGCCACGGCTAAAAAAGGACGATAAATTCTATTTAGGTAATACGAGCTTACCTAATCCTAACATGGAGTACGAGTGGACTCCTGGAATGGTAAAATCTCTTAAGAAAGCGAAACAAAACATTCTTCATTTTGCAGAAAGCTTTTTTCACATTGTTAATCTTGATCAAGGCCGAATGTTAATAGATTTATATCCTTATCAAAAACGAGTATTACGTAGTTTAAGAGATCATAGATTTGTAGCCTGTCTTGCTTCTAGACAAACAGGAAAAACTACTATGATGACAATTTATGCTTTATGGATTGCTTGTTTTCAAGACGATCAACGTATATTAATTGTTGCTAATAAAGAACAAACCGCTATTAGTATTTTTGGAAGAGTTAGGCTCGCATATGAAAATTTACCAAATTATCTCAAACCTGGAGTTATAGAATACGGTAAAACTTCTATGAAATTAGCAAACGGTAGTAGTATTGGTATTAGTACTACAAGTTCAGACGCCGGACGAGGTGAATCTGTTAATGTACTAATTCTAGATGAGTTAGCTTTTATTCCAAATAATCTTGTCGAACAATTTTGGAGCTCAGTATACCCGATTATTTCTGCCTCAACTAAATCTAAAATATTTGTAGCATCAACTCCTAATGGTAGTGGTAATTTATTTCATACATTATATACAGAAGCAGAAAAGGGAACAAATAATTGGAAATCAGAAAAAATATTATGGCATGAAGTTCCCGGAAGAGATGAGAAATGGAAGCACGACACAATTAAATCTATAGGTAGTGAAGAAGCCTTTGCGCAAGAGTTTGATTGTATGTTTCTTGATACTGGTGATTCATTTATTGATGAAATTTTCTTTGAAAAATTACTAGCAAAGACAACGGAACCAACATACATATTTGATGACGGTTGTTATAAAGTATGGGACGAGCCTGATAAAGAGCATTTATATACTATTGGAGTTGACGTAGCAGAAGGTGTTGGTCAAAATTTTAGTGTTATCCAGGTTTTAGATATCACTGAGTTACAAGATATAAAACAAGTCGCCGAATACGCATCTAATGAAATTAACCCGTTTGAATTTACTACTAAAGTTCGTGATATATGTTATCACTGGGGCGCGCCGCCTGTATTAATAGAGAGAAATAATTGCGGTAGTCAAGTCGTAGATAATTTATATCACCAATATAATTACCGAAGCATAGTTAACTGGTCTCCTAAAATAGGTCAAATAAAATATGATAGGCTAGGAGTATATGCTCATACTAATACCAAATATAAAGGTGTTACTAATATGAGATATTGGATTAATGATATTAAATGTGTCGATATAAGATCAAAACCAGCTGTCGTAGAAATGAAAAATTTTGTACGATACCCTAATGGGTCTTGGGCAGCCCAGCCTGGGTTTGATTATGATGATAGAGTTATGGCGATGACCTGGGCATTATTAATATTAGAAAATAGTGTTATACAAAAATATTATAATGTTGTAGAAATTGATGATAATCAACGTCCAGCAAAATTAGAATTAGGACCATATATTGATCAAAAGTTTAGCAACTTTTTACAAGATTATAAACTACAAAATATTGACGATACTTGGATCCCGCCTCCAGTTTACTTCGAAGATATAAATATTTTAGGCGACGATCAATTAACAGATATGGAAATATTAGAAGCAGAAGGATATGTTAGAGTATGAACCAAGCACCACTTAATAAAAACAGACAAGATAAATTTATACTAGTTTTAAATTTACCTGAAGGTATCAAAACTATTGTAGACAATATAGTTAGAAATACAAATAAAATTGATGCTAATAGTTTAGAGATTAGTATTGCCGGGGCAGTAACGCCTACTATAAGTGTTCCCGAAAAAACAGTACCTTATGGAGCACAAACTATAAAAGTAAGTACTCATGCTCGACCAGCATATGAATCTCTAAATATAAAATTTAAAATTGACAATGAATTTAAAAACTATTGGGCAATATATAAATGGCTTGATATTATTAATGATGTTAAAACGGGAAACTTTAATGAAGATGATATTATAAAATATAAATCACCTCAACAGTTAATGAACTCTTCTCAACAACTACCAGTATACTCCTCAAATTTGACAATATATGGTTTAGATGAATATGAAAATAGAAAAATTCAATGGGACTATATTGGAGCATTTCCTACTAAATTAGCTGAAATTCAATGGAATTATGCCGAAGGAGCCGAAATAACTTCTTCTGCTACTTTTGAATTTACAAGATTAGAAGCAAAATTAATTTAAACACGATTTCGAAAGTATAATAATTAGCAAGAATACTATTCCTATACCAATCGCTATTTTAAGATCGTTTCCAGGAAACCATTTCACTATAATATTTAATCGAAATAATAACTCATTACAATATTTGTCTTATAAGAGCAGTGAGGCATTTTATTAACAATTTTTTGTAATTCTTCATATGTAATATTACCCTGCTTCCATGACTCTCCTTCAATACAACCAATCATTGTATTAGTTCTATCTTGTATAGATTTCACATACATGGAAGCAGCAAACATTTCATCTGGATTCCCGGTATCAAACCATGCATAATTACTATTTAAACTATTATGATCTAATACGTTGTCCTGTAAATAGCTTTTATTTAAATCAGTAATTTCTAATTCACCTCTCTCTGATGGTTGCAAAGCTCTCGCACGCGCTCCGGCTGAATTATCATAAAAATAAATACCAGTTACTGCTAAATTACTAGCAGGACAGCTTGGTTTTTCTTCGATAGAAACTATCGTGTCAGTTGCATCAAGCTCTATAACACCATAATCGGTTGGGTTTGAAACCTTATAACTTACAACACAAGCCTTATTACCATTAAGTTTTGGCTTCTTTATCCCGGTAAAAATATTATCACCTAAAATTAAACAAACATCATCATCGCCTTGCCATTGTTCAGCAATAATTAATGCCTCAGCTATACCAGCTGGATACATTTGTACTTTTAAAGTAAAATTAATTCCCAAATAAGTTCGCGGTTTATCTGATTGATGGAACAAATGTAACAAATGAGGATATGATTGAGCATTCGTAATAATCATTATATCTTTTATCCCTAATTTTATTAAAGTTGATAGAGGATAATAGATAGTAGGCTTATCATAAATCGGTAATAATTGCTTTGAAACTGTTTTTGTACTGGGATAAACACGCGATCCAGTTCCACCAGCTAAGATAATACCCTTCATATATTTATATTATACTGCTTATTTCGCTAAATCAACTAAAATATGTCCCTGGAAAACAATAAATAATTGTAAAGGTTTTACTATGAGTAGAAGAACAATCCAATCACCAGGAGTAGAAATAAGAGAGATTGATTTAACACAACGTCCCGTTGCAGCAATAGGGACTAGTGTATTTATAGCAGGATTCTCTAATCAAGGCCCGACAGACGAGGTCTTTAATGTAGGAACGTTTGCGGAATTTCAAGAGATTTATGGAACTCCTACGAACTCGGCAGAAAGATATTTCTATCATTCCGCGAAACAAGTATTTAATAGTGATGCAAATGTTTTTGTATCGCGGTTGCCATACGGGACGGATACAGGTGATCGTAAATATTCTGCTCTAGTTTATCCTGCTGTTGGTGTTCAAACAGCATCTATTACAGCTATTACTGACTCAGTGACATGGGATTTAAGTTACGATACGTTTAACGATACGAACTCCGCCGCCGTTGCTGATTGGAATTCTGATGATTTTTTTGCAGTTGAATTGACAGTAAAAGATGACACAACTGGTGCCTTATCATTTATTACTAAACAACTTACTGGGTTCAAAGGCACCGATGAATACGTGGCTGGTGGTGGCTATGGTAATCAAATTATAATGGTGGGCAACGACAGCGCCCCTACCTCTACTATTTCTCCTACACCAGTATCTGCAGACTTAGTCGGTAAAACTTTAATCTCCGGGCAAGTGTACAATATTGGAGTTTCTGCATTCGGTCCAGGAAGAACTAGTACAGACGGCTTTAACACTAGTTTAAGTGCTTCTAATTATTATATATTTGGAAATCCAACATTGGTTAATTTAAGTGAAAGTCAATTTAATGACGTAAAAGAAGGTAATGTAACTTGGAGTGATAGTGGCAGCGCCGGGAAAAATAAACCATTTACTGGAGACTTGAATGAGCCTGGTATAGGTATGATTGTACTTAATACTGGCGCGACTGTAACTAATAATGAATTTGAAGGCTACTACGTAGGTATATCTGACGGTAATCAAAGTAATCCTGCGACCAATTATACGTCAATTAAAAAAATATGGACTACCACAACAGCAACTGATAAAGTATCAACCGGATACGCTGAGATACCAACGTCAAGATTAGGGTTTGAATTAAATGGTGATTTTGATGATCCTAGATCTAATGTAAGTAAAACATTAGAAACATTTTCTGAAATTGATATTGATGGTCCAGAATTTAATGATACTCTAAACGTCGGTGTTTTTAAAATCAGAAATACACCGTTTGCTAATACAGAGCTAGAATTAACTAATTTCTTAGCTGAAGGTTATACCGGATCTCTTGATCAAAGACGAAAAGTTCAAGATGAAAGAGGCTCTGGGAAGAAGTCTTTCTTTCTTGAAGATCAAGATGATGCATCACCGAATATAATGATTTCAATAAACCCGAATATTAGTCAATATAGCGGGTCTTGGACGTCAATAGTTGGAGATGCGCCAACAAAATTTGTACGAGTTCTAGGTGATGACCTACCCGCAATTGGTGCCAGAGTTGGTACTGCTGGTCAGTGGGGCACTGCTAATAATTATAATTATCCTTTACTGGGTGAACACGGGTTATATCCATTAGGTGTATACCATACTACAGATAATGAAGGTAAGGTTGTTGGTAGTATACCTGATAAATTAGATAGAGTATTTCAGATTGCTGAAAACGTTGATGTATTTCAAATTGATGTATCTATTGAAGCTGGGCTAGGTACAGTACATACCTTTGCAAAAGATTCAGGTGCCGCTGATTATAATAATACTGGTATATTTAGAGATACAGAATATATTGATATTGGCACCGGTAGTACTGGATTCTATACACCAGATCAAAATATGCAAGGATCCACTCAAGTGGCCTTTAGGAACAATTATAGAACTATTTTTAATAAATTTGAAACATTTGCACGGCAAACCCGGAAAGATCATATTTTTATCGCGGATGCCTTACGCCCATTAGTTGTTCAAGGCGAAAACGGTAAAGTTCTTGATGATAAATCTAAAAACTTTAGTAAGCATGTATATTGGCCGTTGAGACATCAATTCGGTGCTGCAAATAGTAACTTTGCTACAACATACGGTAACTGGGCTAAAGTCTGGGATGGTGTGAGTGGTAAACAAATTTGGATTCCATTTTCTGGAGTCGCGGCAAAGATTTATGCTCGGAACGATGCTGGATATGCTCCATGGTACGCACCTGCTGGTTTCAACCGAGGCATTGTTACAGGTGTAAACGATATTGCTGTTAGCCCAACACAACGACAGAGAGATCAATTATATAGAATCGCAATTAACCCTGTTACACAATTCCCTGCTGAAGGAATAGTTATATTTGGTCAAAA